TCTCCATCGCTCATTAGCTTTTATGCATGCAGAATTAACAGCAACTACTAATCCACCTGTCTCTATTTCCACCTTCCAGAGGAAGGGGTGTGATACGAAAAATTTAGGATCAGTGCTAAACGCATCTAGAAAGGATTTAGACTCGCCGGCCATATAATATATTTATGGTCGAGTTTTGCTACCCTTAACTAAAGTTATTATAGTAATGATATGAAAAAGTAACAGTTGTATTTAAGATCTCACCTGTTCCGTCAGCTATAGTGTAGTCAATTGCATTAATCTCTCTAATAGATGCACCTACTAGTTGTATGGTTTCAACTAGGTTTAGATCTTTATCTATAACCTCAAGAGTGATATAATTTCCTTCACCAGGTAGACCATACTGACCTGTAGAAGTCTCATTATCGAACACAGCTCGTGAAGCTTCCTCAAACTTCTTTCTTAAGTTTATCTGCTCATCATGAAAGAACTCAATAGAATAAGCTTCAGAACCTGGGTAAGAAGACTTACCTGGTACGTTAAATGTTTGACCGTAGTAGTTTATTTGTTTATTTTCAATATTTCTACCAGGTAATTGAGCTGATCTAGCGTAAATTAAATCATCATTACCACTGAAGGATACACCTTCAATAATAATGTCCTTAACTCTGAATAAAAAGTCCCTTGAAAATTGCTTTGTCGCGGCCTTTGAGAAGAAGTCTTGAATTGTAGTTGCCATAATATTATTTAATAGTTATTTTGTATTAACCGATGATTTCTTCGAAGTTAGCGTCAGTTCTTGTAGCGTAGAAGTTAACTAAGATAAACTCAGCAGTTCTAACTGGCTTAATGTAGATATCTACTACTAATTCATTTGCGTCAATAACCTCTGGTGTGTTATTTCTTTCATCGCAAACAATCAAGTAATCATAAACACCTTCGTTGTTTTTCGCTCTTTCGAATAGTGGGGTTAAAGTATTAATAAGTCTCTGTCTAGTAAACTCAGTATTTTGGTCAAATACGAAGAATCTAGAAGCTTTCTTAGTAGGTCTTTCAAGTGCTAAGAACAACCTTCTAACGTTAATTCTATCAAATGCACTTGGCTTCTTACTAAGTGTCTTTTGACCGAATATAACTTGTCCCTGGTTAGGGAAGTTTGCTACCGGGTTAATGTTAGCCTTGTAAAGTTCATCTCTTTGCTTCTGATTAGGATTAATCGCAAGATCATTAGCGAATTGAACTAAACCTCTAGTAAATCCTGCTGGCGCAAACCATGGGAAGTTTGCAGCATCTGTTCTAGCCATTGCAGCGCTTGCGAAGCCTGAGAATGGAATGTATACTTGTCTTCCTGAGAAATTATCATAAACTAATGGCCATTGCGCATAAACCGCCGCATATGATGTATTTTCATTCTCGAACTGGTGACGAATTGGCCAGTATACATCTGTTTGGAAGTTTCTAAGCCTATTATCGAGAACTCTTGTATCTTCACCCGTGACGAGGATCTGACGTAATACATCCGCTACAAAAATACAATCACCTCTTCCACCTCCTAAGTAAGGTGGTGAGCAGAACTGTTCAAACTTATTAAAGATTGTTGAGTAATTGTTTCTTAATGTCCTTCCAGCAACACTAATGTCACCGCTAGTACGTAGTCCATTAACTCCATTTAATAAATCTTCACTAGTATCATACTCATCATAATAAGTCTGACCACTAGCTATTCCAGCTGCATGAATAGTACCTAAACCACCTTCTACAACAACGTCAATATCGTATACTTCATCGTTACTAATTCCTTGTAGTGCTCTATCAACTTTAGTAGGTACATCACCTATAACCTTATTTGTAATTTTACTATTACTAAAAGCACCAACAGCGTAAAGATTTTCAGCTTTACCCAACTGTGCGTTAAGCTCTGTAAATTTACCAGCATCAATTCCTGATGCAGTAGAGTCAGCACTCTCTAACTGTGTAGTGTTAACTCTTAACTTCTTAGTAGGCTTACCATCTACAGTAGCATCTGAACCATTGAAGTAATTTGAAATGTACGGGTTAACTTTTAATTTAACGTTTCTCGAATTACTATCTCTTGTTTCGATGAAGAATGGATTATTAGGTCCTCCAGTAGGATTGAGCTGTTGTCTATAGTAGTTAGCAGATCCTACGATACCTTCTTCAAGAACGTAATCGAGTTTAAATGCTTCATTAGCGAAAATTGATTTACGAAGTTTAAATACTCCAACGTTTAGAAGATCGTCATCTTCTCTACCATCAATGTTATAATCTGTGAGATTCTCCATTATCTCTGATACAGTATTGCTAACACCTCTAGGCGAAGCAGATAAACTAAATTGTAATACACCTCTTGGTACAGTTGTGTAACCGGTAAGGGTACTATCTGCAGTAGCATTAACTGTCTTAATATCAGTAATAGCATCGAAATTAGAGTCTGGATTAATGTTAGTATTATCAGCAATACCTACGTAGTATCCTTCAAACTGGCTATTAATAGTTGTTTGAGCCTTATTAAGTACAACCAAACCAGCTCCACTAAGATCAGATACTGTATTAAAGTCTGTTTTTAATCCAGCAGTTGACGACCAATCCCAGCCAGCACCTTCTGTAGCGCTAAGATATTGACTTTCAGTAAGTTCGAGGTGTGTAGGCTCTCCTAATACATATGATCCAGCTGTTATATCTAAGTCAGTAGTAACTACTTGATTAGATTGTGAAAGGAAAGAAAAGGATTCTGTTACATCATCATCATAAGGGGATGTAGTTCCAGGAGTTGAAGATGCAGTACCGGTTATCTGACCGGTTAAAGGTATTGTTAATACCGAGTTAGCAATAGTAGCGGTGGCGGTTCCGGGTGTTGTAGCATTATCAATTGCAGTTTTAATGCTTGTTAAAACTGTAGCTTTTGGTGTATTAACCGCGGCAATAGTTGCTGTAACACTAGGTTGAGTAGTAGTGCCGCCGTAAACGTGCATACCCTCACCAGCAATGTTAAATCCAACACTTACTGATGCACCGTTACCTCCAGTAAATGTAAATGTAGAGCCTGAAAGAGCAGGTCCTGTTTGGCTGGCCAGTGAGTAGTTAAGTGAAAAATCATAAGCGCTTAAAGTACCACCTCCATCTGAGTTAGTAACTGCTCTTACTGGGTATACCAAAGCAGAGTACTTGGATCCAAATCCATCACCGCTATCTGCACCATATGGAAGTCTAGAAGCGTAAACATTACCTGGCGAATTAAGTAATTCGCTTATAGAGTAGTAAAAATATCTTTCTGCTGAATTAGTAGGAGTACCAAATACACGGTCCAACTCTTGCTTAGTAGTAATTTTTAAAACTTCATCCAAAGGACCTTGCTGAGCAAATCCTGTAATATAAAAATTTGTACCTATATTCTGTGGTGCGATAAGAGATAAATCCGATTCTCTTATTTCAACACCTGGTGAGGTGATAGTTCTTTGAGCCATAAAATTATTTATTTAAATTTGGCCCAAAAAACTCAAAAATCTACAATTTCAGTGTGAAGTTGTGAATAAACAAAGGTAAATCCGGAAACTAACTCGTCTGTATTTTGATAATCGTAATCTATTGAATCAAGAGACGTTGGGAACGCCTTGGTATAGGTAAACTTAATTCTATCGTTATTAAATTCATCCTTACCTTTTATTGTAAGGTTTGTTTGGTAATCAGCAAAGTTTTTATCAACATTAATCTCTCTAGCATTATATCTACCTTCTCTTTGATCATGTAAAAGGTTTAACCAATTATATAAAACCCAATAGTTTTTATACTCATTATCTATTTTAAATTTAACACTTACAGGAGGGTATGAGTTTTTTGAATGAGATGACAAATATAGTGTATTACCAGCGTATCTATTTTCTACAGCTGGTACAACTATCTCAGGTACAGCAGTACCATATATTGAAAATTGTACAGAATCTGGTACTATAGTTTTATTATCACTCTTAAACTTAGAGCTAAATTCTTTTAAAATTGGCGGTACGTCAAAAATTAAAAGAAACTTATCAGCTCTAGACTTATTAAGAATAGATTGTGGTGTAGCGTTTCTTGCCATGTCTATATTTATTACTGGAGAGGTATAAACCCATTCATTTCTAATTCAGCCATATCATCTTCTGCTTGACTATCGCCCATACCAAATACAACTGGTGGTAGCATATTATTAGATCCTACTACTTCATTATCTGAATATATAGAGGTCGCATCTTCGAAGTACTGTATACCATAATCCATAGGCTCTAATATAAGAGGCTTACCCATATCATCTAATTCTAATATCTCAAAGAAACGTTCTGTAATCTCTTTTTCCAATATGAATAGAGCATATAGTGTTGACATTACCTTATCATCATGATAACCTTGTCTAGCTTTCCAAGTACCGTTAGGATACCTAACGAATGATTTTAATTCTTTGAGCGTTTCTTCATCCCGAATAGTAACAGAACGCGCTTCATTAATATAATAACGCATATTAAGAACA